CAACACATTGGCGCTGATCATGGCGGACACATTAACGCCGAAAGCGATCCAGTGGTTTGGCTTCAAGATTCCAGAAGCTTCGCCGTTCAAGCAGTTCAACGATAGCCAGAATGTTCTGAACTGGTTTAAGACGGTAGAAGATGGAGTGCGTTACGCACTTGATCAAAGTAATTTTTATCCTGTTATCAACGAGATTTACCTGGACTTCAATTCTTTTGCAACGATCTGCCTGTATGTCGAAGAGGCGGAACTGAGGCAGAAAGGATTCAACGGATTGACTTTCAGGGCATTGCCGATTTCTTCTTATGTATTTGCCGAAGATGATGCAGGCATGGTCGATACCGTGATGCGGGAATTTGAATTAACGGCACGGCAGTTTGCTCAAAGGTTTCCTTCTGCGAAGGTTCCCGATGTGATTGCCAAGTCGTTGAAAGACACGCCGGACGATAAGTTTAATTTTTTGCGGGTGGTTGCGCCAACCAGGGAACTGAACTCCAAGGTTAAGTTTCCCTTTGCCTCGGTTGACATCTTTATAGACAAAGCTATTGCGATTGAGGAAAGAGGTTACAAGGAATTTCCGTACATGGTTGGAAGGTGGGATAAAGCGTCGGGCGAAACAAGAGGCCGTGGGCCTGCCGCCATTGCGCTGGATGACATCAAATCGCTCAACCAGTTACGCAAACTTGAGTTGGTCGGCCTGGAGAAAGCGGTTAATCCGCCCATCCTTGCTCCTGAAGATGGTTTTATCGGCACGGTCAAACTGGGTAGTAATTCGATCATCTATTCGAGAAACCCGAATGATGTAAGAACACTTCCTGCGGAATTACGGCTGGACTTGTCATCCTTGAAGGCGAATGAATTGCGTCAATCGATTCGGGATATTTACCTGACAGATCAGTTGAATATTCCAAGGACGAAGCAGATGACGGCAACTGAAATTAGTCAGCTTCGCAGCGAAATGGAACGACTGCTTGGCCCTACGATTTCAAGGTTTGAATCGGAAGTGCTTGGGCCAATGCTGGAGAGGGTGGTCGGCATTATGTTTAGAACAAATGCGTTGCCTCCTCCTCCGCCGGAAATTGCACAAATGGATGCGATTGATATTGAGTATGTCGGGCAGTTGGCACGATCTCAAAAGATGGTGGAAGTCGAATCGATACAAACCTGGATGAACTTGATTGCACAGTGGAGTCAACTTGACCCAAGAGTGGCGCAGTTGCCTGACTTGATGGCAGCCGGAAGAATCGCAGCGCCTATTCTGGGAGTACCGAAATCAGTGGTCAAGGGATCAGCCCAACTGGAAGAAGACATCACGGCACAGCAGCAGAAACAAGCTCAAATGGAACAAATGCAGCAAGTGGGCGCTACCGCAGAAGCTGCGGGTAAAGCAGCGCCTGCAATGAAAGTATTACAAGATGGAGTAGCCAATTTAAGTGAAGAAGACAAAGAAGCGCTTGCCCAGCAACTCGGCGGAGTTGTCTGAGCGGGAAATTACAAGCGCTTTTTACAATACGTTTACGAGTAGTAACGGGAGGTTGGTGTATGAATGGCTGGAACGCCAATACAATAACACTTCCAGTTTTGTTCCAGGGGAACCGGAGACAACTTCTTATAATGAAGGATGTCGGGCGGTATTCCTACAGATCAAGCGCAACATGGAACACTGGACTAACAACGGGAAGGATTTATGAACGAAGAAACGACTGTAACCTCGGAAGAGGTAGTCACCGAAACAGAAGCACCCGAAGTTGAGCAGCAAACAGAAGTTGAAGAAAAGAAGGAAGAAACATGGCGGGATGGTTTGCCTGACGAATTGCAAGGGGTCAAAACTCTTGAGAAGTTCAAGGATGTTAGTGATCTCGCAAAGTCGTACACTCAGCTCGAAAAATATTTTGATGGCACGATTAAAATTCCTGGGGAGAACGCAACGGCGGAAGAGATTGATAGTTATCATTCCAAACTTGGCAGACCTGATACTCCCGATAATTACGAGTTTGAGAAGCCGGAAATCCCAGAGGGGATGAATTACGACGAACACATGGAAGGTGAGTTTTTAAAGAAAGCTCACGGCATGGGTTTGAACAACAAGCAAGTCGGGGAGTTGTATAACTGGTACAACGGACAATCGAAAGAGATGTTTGTGCAGCATCAGGTGCAGCATGAAAACAGCATCCAGAAAGCCGAGATAGAGCTTCGAGCGGATTGGGGCAGACAGTACGACGAAAAGATTTCCAGCATCCAGAGATTGGTAGATCAGTACGCTACCAATGAAGAGAAGCAATACCTGGAAACATCTGGATTCGGTAATGATCCAAACGTGGCAAAAATGATGGATCGCATTGCTAAAGATCATGGGGAAGCCAAGCATTTAGGTGATCCCAAGATCAATGCGTTTGCTGATCCAGAATCAGCGCAACGCGCCAAAGACGCTTTCTATAGAGACACGGAAAGCGATGACTATAAAGCGTATTTCAGTGAGAATCATCCCCGCCATACAGAGGTGGTCAAGATGATAGATCGATGGAATACCCTGATACATGGAGATGAATGATGCCACTACATCAAGATATAAAGTGTGTGGATTGCGTTCATCTCGTACCGCAGACGCAAGTCTGCATGGAATACAAGGCTTTGGTGGAAGCTGAGGTTTTGCGTAACTGCTATTTTTTTAAAGAAGGCGAGTACGCAGAACCAGTGGCAAAAGTTGAGCCTATAAAGAAGGGAAGAAAGAAAAAGAAACTTCCCCCTGTATTCCAAGAGAAGCAACCCGCATAACGGACAATTGTTTCTGACACATTTTCAGTCCTGGTAATCCGCAAGGATCAGGCATATTCATGCAAACCAGGAGAGTCCAAGAGTGGATAACTCTCCGCACAATGTTTATTAATAGGAGAGTAAAATGTCTACACAAATTAACAAGGCATTTGAAACCAGCTTCTCGGACAACTTTATTCACTTGGCGAGTCAAAAGACTTCCAAGTTGGGTGATGCGGTTCGATATGAGCAGGTTAACGATGCCAAGGCCTTTATGTTTGACAGAATGGATACCGTAAGTATGGTTCAAGCTGTCAGTCGTCACGAAGATACTCCGTTAACGGAAGTACCTTTTTCAAGACGAAGAGTTACATTTAACACTTACAGGGCGGTTGATCTGATCGACAATCCTGACCGTGTGAAGATGGCTAAAGATCCAACGTCGCCAACCATGAAACAGTTGGTGGCTGCAATGAACAGGCAAAAGGACGATGCAATTATTGCCGCTGCTTTGGGGAACGCCTATAGTATCAGTTCTTCGGATACAGCGTCTACAGTTGCCTTACCGTCAGGTTCTAAAATTGCACATGGATCAGCAGATTTGACATTAGCAAAATTATTACAAGCTAAGAAAATTTTGCTAAATAACAATGTTGATCCGGGCGAAGAGCCAATGTATATCGTTGTTGGCCCTGACCAGTTGGAAGCGTTGTTGAGTGTCACCACTAATACTAGTGTTGACTATAACAGTGTGAGAGCGCTAATGAACGCAGAGCTTGACACTTGGGTTGGTTTCAAATTCATCATTTCTACCCGCCTTGCAAAAACGGGCAATATCAGAAGTTGTTTTGCATGGGCTAAGTCAGGAATTGGCCTTGCTATGAATGGAACTCCGAATATTCGGATCAGTGAGCGCAGTGATAAGAACTACTCGACTCAGTGCTTCGTGGAATGCTCTTTGGGCGCAACACGAATCGAAGACGAGAAAGTAGTTCAAATCGATTGTGACGAGTCCTAAGTAAGGCAAACTGAATCTTAATTAATTTTTAATAGGAGTATTAATCATGGGAACAGCTTATTCAACTGAGCTTACCAACTTTGAGGCAACCCCTCAAGTTATGGTGAGTCCTGGTAGCGCTACTGGCAAGGTTCGTGTCTGGTCTGACACGATTGCCGCTGGCACAGGGGATATCGATGATGACGATATCTTGATGATGGCGGAAATTCCGTCAAACGCAAAAATCAAGTCTATCAAGTTATACAACGATGACTTGGATTCTAATGGATCACCAGCTTTGGTAACTGATGTTGGGATCTATAACGGTAACGTCAAGTTCAATGACACCGATGGTAGTGCGACTGCATATGCTGCCGAAGGCGTTATTGATCGAAACTGTTACGGTACGGTAATGACAACTCTTCAAGCAGCCAATACTTCCGGCGTTGAAGTTCGTTATGAAACCCTCGGTGTTGAAACCGTTGGCAATTTTATGTGGGAAGATGCTGGTCTGACTTCAGACCCTGGCAGAATGCTCCGCATTGCGCTGACGATTGAAACAGTGGCTGCTACTGCCGCTGCCGGAGATGTAACGATGGTTGTTGAATATATCGTCAACTAAATGATTGGGAGCAGTCTTAGGGCTGCTCCCTTTCTATCAAGGAATTTTTTATGGCAAGTTTTGTCGAAATCAGTTCAAACGCATTGAGGATTATTGGCGACGATCCTATTACATCGTTTAGCGATGATACGGAACGTGCCAGGTTGGTAAACGCTATTTATGAAGAAATGCGTGATGAAGTCACAAGGGCGGCAACATGGAATTGCTGCAAGTCGAGACAGGTTTTAGCCTCGCTCAGTGAAACGCCTGCATTTGGTTGGGCTTATTATCATCAATTGCCAGCGGATTGTCTGCGGGTTGTCGATGTGTTTTCGGGTGATACAAGGATTGATCATGCGGTTGAAGGCAGACGCTTGATGACGGATGTCAGTTCCGTGAATTTAATATTTTTAAAACGGGTGACAGACCCTAACGAATTTGATGTTTTGTTTATTGCTGCTTATACGGCAAGGATTGCCGCTGAGTTGGCGCTTCCTATTTCAGGGAGTAACACGGTAGCGACTACCATGTGGCAGCTATATGACAAAAAGGTAAAAGAAGCAAGAACGATTGATTCGCAGGAAGGATCAGTGGCTACCCTGGATGTTCAATCAATTTTTGATGCAAGAGCAGGGAGTGTTGTGTAAATGGCAAAAGCCCATGCAATGTATTCCAGTTTTACTACTGGAGAAATTACCGAGCGTTTGGAAGGCCGTGTTGATTTGGCAAAGTACAAGGATTCGTGCAAGACCTTGGAAAACGGAATTGTCATGCCGCATGGCGGAATCAAGCGAAGAGGGGGTTTGAATTATGTTGCTGATGTCAAGCCGACAACCACTGGTTCTGAGCTTGTAACCAACGGTACATTCGATAGCAACATTACAGGGTGGACGAATAAATCGGTTGGCAGTGGGTCGTCTATAGCTCATTCAACCAACCTGATGAACATTGTTTCAGTCGATGCCAGTAATTACGGTTGGGCGGAACAAAGTATCACGGTGGTTAAGGGACAGCGATACATTCTGACATTCACCATTGGCACGGGTGCAGTCAGCGTTCAGGTCGGAACGGCAACGGGTGGTGAACAGATTTACGCATCAACGAGTATGGCTGCGGGAACACATACAATCGAGTTTACCGCAATTACTACGGCAGCGTTTATAGGATTTAAACATACAACGGGTGCAACGCATACGCTTGATACGGTGACATGCCAAGCTGGCGCTCAATCGGCGAAGGTAAGGCTGATTCCATTTGAGTTCAGCGTCACACAGCCTTACATATTAGAGTTTGGCAATTTATATATTCGAGTTTACAAGGACAACGGGCAAATTTTAAGCAGCGGAAAACCCGTTGAAATTACGACAACCTATACAACCGCAGATTTGTTCGATTTACAGTACAGCCAAAGTGCGGACACATTGTACTTGGCTCATAAAGGAAGAGCGCCGAAAAAACTGACCAGGACATCAGACACAGCTTGGACATTGACAACAATTAGTTTTACAGGCTCTACATTTCCTTCTACTTTTTGCGCTGGCTCTGCCGGAACAGGAACAGACGGTAATAACAAGAATCCAGGCGCTGTTACATTTTACAATCAGCGTTTGTACTGGGGTGGCAGTAATACAGACCCTCAAAAGATTTGGGGGAGTGCGGTAGCTGATTTTGAAAATATGCACCAAGGCTCTGCGGCTGCGGATGACTCTTTAGAGTTTACATTGGTGGCAAATGAAGTAAATGCCATTCAGTGGCTGTCAGAATCGACAGATTTGCTCTGCGGAACTTTGGGCGGTGAATTTACAATTACTGGCGGACAGGATGACAACATTACGCCAACAAACATTAAAGCGGTACGCCAAGCAAGTTTTGGAAGCAACAAGGTAACGCCGTTAAATGTCGGCAACTTGCTTTTGTTCAACCAACGCGCTGGCAGAAAAGTTCGAGAACTTGTTTTTAATTTTGATGTAGATGGATACTTAGCGCCGGATATTACCTTGTTGGCAGAACATGTTACGACATCTGGTATTACCGACATGGCGTACCAGCAAGAAGAAGATGCCCTGGTATGGGCTGTTACGGCGGATGGTGCATTGATTGCCTGCACTTATTTGCGGGATCAAAATGTTGTGGCGTGGCACAGACATCCGGTAGGCGGAGAATTGCCACTCGTTGAATCAGTAGCTGTAATACCGTCTGCCGATAGCCTGCGCGATGAACTTTGGGTAACGGTGAAGCGACGGGTGAACGGTATCACTAAAAGGTTTGTCGAATATCTCAACCCTTCGATCTATGTAGATAGCGGGTTGGTATTGGACAACCCAATTACGATCACTGGAATCACCTCGGCAAATCCTGTCGTTGTTACTGCGGCATCACATGGATTCGTCAATGGAGATTTAGTAGATATTAAAGATGTGGTTGGCATGACTGAAGTGAATGGCAATCGCTACAAGGTGGCAGACAAAACAACGAATACGTTTGAATTGACAAACCAAACGACAGACGCAGACATCAATGGCAGTGCATTTACTGCATATGATTCCGGCGGCAAAGCTCGAAAGGGTGTTACCACAATTACGGGATTGAGTCATTTGGAAGGAGCAACTGTCCAGATTGTCGGAAACGGAGCCGTGTTTCCAGGCGCAGTAGTAACCAGTGGTGAGGTGACAGTATCTAGTTCGGTATCGGAAGCGTATGTCGGTTTAGGTTATACAACGACAATCAAACCGTCACGGCCTGAGTTTGGATCACCACAGGGAATTACGCAGGGCAAACCGAAGCGATGGAACCATATTTTTGTAAGGTTTCTGAATACCCTGGGTGCAAAAATCAACGGAGATCAAATGCCGTTTCGTACTTCGGCTGATGCAATGGGAAGTGCGCCGTCATTATTCTCCGGCGATAAAAAAGTAATGAATTTGGGTTACGACAAGGATGGTTTTATAGAGATCAAGCAGGAACAGGCTCTTGACATGCACGTTGTAGCAATTGGCGGAGATATAAATTCGGGTGAGCAGTTCAGCTAAACGCTGGATACAAAAGTACGAGCCTTGGCATATGGACGCATTGATCATGCGCCCACGCGAGGAAGAAACTTTTAAGATTGTTGATAAGGAGATGGATCGCTTGATTAAAGACAATCATAAAGGTTGCAGTTTTACAGGCTTTACGGAAGACAAGATTATCGGTTGTGCTGGCATTCTTCCAATATGGGATGGTTTAGGACATGCCTGGGTAGTCATGGGCAAGGATTACAAGAAGCACCGCATTTGGATTCACAAGCAAGTTCGGGATATGTTTTTCAAGATTGCGGTAGGAAAGAAATTTAGAAGAGTGCAGGCAAATGTGCAATGCGATTTTTATGACGCAATACGGTGGATTGAAGCATTGGGATTTGAATGTGAATCAATTTTGCGGCAGTACGGCCCAGACGGGAAAGATCACTATATGTATACGAGGTTTTTTAAATGATTCTTGACGAGCAAGATGTTGGCAAACTGTTTAAAAAAGTAGATTGCTTTGAGACAGTTGGTTACATGATTGTAGCAAAAACGGCTGCAGCCGCTGCTGCTAAAACCGCTGGCATGGCTGCCCTATCTCTTGCAACTACCGCTATAGGCGCTGGAGTCAGTGCATATGGGCAAGCCCAGCAAGGCAAGACTGCCAACGTGGTTGCCCAGCGGAACGCATTGATTCAAAGCCGAAACGCAACCATTGCCCAGCAAAATGCCGAGTTCAATGCAAAACTTCAAGAACGCGAAGCCAGGAGAAGGCGTAGCAAGAGTATTGCAAGTTTAGGTGGGAGCGGCATCGATGTTTATGAAGGCACAAACTTGATCGCATTGGCGGAACAGGAATTTGTTGATGATATGAATATGCAGCTTACCCGCCGAGGGGGTGTAATCGAAGCCAGCAACTTGACGCAACAAGCCGCTATTACATCCGCACAAGGGACAGCTTCGCAACGCGCAGGCTACCTGGGAGCGGGAACATCCTTGCTGACGGGTGCGGGTAGTGTGGGAATGGACTTGGCAAAAACTAGACGGAAAGGGATATTTGGATAATGCCGATTAAACTACAGCCAGAAATCAGTTCAGTTGGTCAGACATTTGCCCAGGGATTACGAGTTGGATATACGCCGACAATCGATCCTGGCCCGTTTGTTCGAGCTTACGATAGTACCATTCGCGCTGGTCAGCAATTGCAGAATTTGGGAGCGCAGGGAGTTAATGTTGCCCTAAAAGAGCAGGAGGTTTACAACACAACCCAGATAAATAGCACAAATGCAACGCGAAAAGTTTTATACAGTAAATTAAAAACACAGCTTTTACAACCAGAAAACTTTGACGCTCACAAGTATGAACAAAACTTGTCGAATGGTTTGTTGGGTATTAATAAAGTATTAGAAAAACCTAATAACAAACAAACTTACAACCCTTATTTAAAAGGATTGATACAAGCGGAAGGCAGCGCGTTTTATGCTAGTCAAATCAGTTCTATCCAAAAGGAAGCGCGTGTATTTAGAGTAAAAGCTTTAAAGGCGCAGGGTTTGGAAAACATAAGATTGTTAAGGCAGGAAGAACTTAAAATGCCGGATATTCCAAGCAACCAACTTTTAAGACAAGGCATTGATGCAACTATGATGCAACTCGTCGATGACATGGTAGCAGGCGGTTTGCTAGACCCTGATGATGGGGTTAAAGAAAAAAATAAAATTTTTAAGGACAGGGAAGATGCCAAGATACGCAAGGTGGTTGACAACGCTACCCACATGTCAGATGTTCACGATGTTTTGGATAAATCACAATACCAAGATGAAGATGAACTGGCATTATATCGTATAAGAGCCAAGGATAATATTCGGACAAATCGACAGCAGAAAATAGCAGAGGAAAAACGTCTACGCCTACTGGGAAAAGAAAAACTCGAAACTCTGCAAGAAGAAAACGCGAGAGATTTTGACGCACGGATTTTTGATCCAGAAAAATTTAGTGGTGTCACCATAACTGAATTGCTTGAGGCAAGGGATAATGGCC